GAAAGTGATCGTTTCCTCCATTTACAATCTGACAACTAGCCAAGACAGTAGAAGCGCTAGTGTTACAGATTCTGATACCAATAACAGCATCAAAGTCTCCACCTGTTATTAAAGTAACAGGAGCTGTCCCAACGTTTCTTTGTAAGTTATTTCTAAAATTTTGTGCCATATTTTTTTCCTATTTATAATGCAACCGCCATTGCTAATGCAAAACCTGCAGAAGCTGCTCCTACTGGTGTACCTGTTGCGTCCAGATAAACCGATTTACTTGCTGGTAAAGTACAGAATACATCTTTTGTACCACTAGTAAAGTTAACAGCTGCATCTGAATTAGAACTGGAGATAACTGTAGTTCTAGTTAAGTTTGCACTTGACCCATCTAATGTTCCAAGTCCAACTTCAAACTCTGTTGTACCTTGATTAAAGATACAATAGTAAGTCGTATTGCTGTTTCCTATTCCTTGTGCAAAAGTTTCAAAACCAGTTACTGCTGCTCCAAGTGCCATTGCACCTGTACCAGTAGTTGTGCTTGTTACTTTTACTCTGTCGTTTATTATCAACGCCATAAATTTTATCCTTAACTCATACTAATAATTGCATTAGCAGGTGTAGCAGGATCAGGAAACGTAATAGTAAAAGTACCATTCGTTGCTGTCTTGTTACCACCAAAATCTAAAACCACTACTAATCTATTTGCTGTCCCATCAACTGTATCTGTATTGTAAATCGCTGCAAAAGCTGCAGTGAAAGATGCTGAAGTATAACTAACATTATCAAAGTCAACTGAAGCAACTGCTGTTGAAGAAGCAACTCCAAGTCTTGTTAATGCTTTTACAGAATAGTTAGTACCAACTGTACTTACTTCACCGTTACCTGTTCCTAACAAGGCAACTGTTGATGCTGTTGAATAAGGATTAGTTGTATATAAAGATATGCTAAAGTTGTTTCCACCCGAAGCTTTAAAATTATGATTAGCTTCGAATAGAGCACCTCTAAAACTATTTGGTATTATATTTGCCATATTCTTTTATCTCCTTAATTACTTGATGGTGGTTTAACGTTAAGTTGAGCGCGAACTTCACCATCTTGATATTCGTCTCTGCGTCTATTACCGATTTGCTCGATAGCGTACGATTCTAATGCTTGATTAAAAGCTTGTTGGTAGTATTGTAACATATCCTGCGGGCCTTTCAAGTACGCATATGTATTTACCAGACAAGCATACAAAAGTAAATCTTGATATTTGTTTGACAGATAAGTACCTACTGTGGCTGGAGCGGGACTACTTGTAGTGTCTGTAATAGTTTCTGGTTCTCTATCATAACACAAAGTAATATCGTAGTTTTTATCAGGAGTAGGAGCTAATACCCAAAATTCTTCATCCCAATTAGCATAGTATTTAGGAATATCTACAGCTGAAGTTCCAGGTGTAGAATAATATTCGGCTATAAAACTTGTGTCTCTTTGTTCTAAATATACTTGATTTCCAGCTTTGTCTTTAAGTTGAGCGTATCTAATAAATCTTAAATCAGCAGGAATTGTTACATATCTATTTCCTATAATGGTTTGAGAGGTTGCATAAAATACACTTTGGTCAGTGTCTATTTGTCTGTAAATAGAATTTTCTGCGTTTACAATAATTGTATTTAAAACAGAATCAGTTAAAACTTTTGGAGTTGTTGATCCATTATCTACTTCTGTATATCCTCTAATATCAGTTCTTAAATTATCTAATGTGTATGCCATTATCCGTTTACTACCTCAAGTGTTACTGGTCCTGCTGAACAATTTTCTCCACCACCTTTTACTCCGTGCAAAGTAGCATTATCTGCACTTTGAAAATAAAAATAATTTATAGGATTAGTTAACACATCATTAGTGGTACTACCAGTAACAATTCCATATTTATCTATTTGTCCTAATTGAATTGTAAAACCGTTTGCTGAATCAATATCACTTACGCCAGCAAATGTAGGTATGTTTGCAAACTGTTGTAAATTTGCAGTATCATCACTATCACCACCTGGTCCAGCAGTAATTACTTCTGGTGGTCCTCTAAATCTTACAATTGAACCAGCTACTCTTTGATGATCTTCTGAATAAACATTTATATAAGTATTACCATCAACACTATTAATAATAGTTTCAAAAGGATTATTATCTAAAAGTATTAAACTTGGAACGGATGCAGGTTGTGTTCTTGGATTAAATAAAGCTTGGGGGTCACTTCCTACTGGTTTTGGTTCAAGCTGTGGTTGCTTTGCTTCAAACTCTGAAGTGTGAACTAAAGATCCATTCCATTCTCTAACCATTTCAGTATATGGAAATGCCATTCCTGATCTATCAGAAATTGCTAATGATCTTTTACCTGATGCGTACTTACCCATTATACTCCATCTCCATAAAATGTTTGTGGTGAAATGAAAGTAGAGGTTCCTTGATTGTCTGCATCAAGTGCTCTTAACAATTCACTTTCATATCTTCTTTCTAATTCCTGACTTCTGTCTGGTGAATATTTTAAACTTAAATAATAAGCTAATCCAGACATCATACAAGGATAGAATCTATTTACGACATCAGAAGTATTATTGTATGCTCCAACGTCTTGAATTTTAGATAAATAATAAAAACAAAATTGAAAACTACTTGGTGTAGTTGTACTCGATACACTAGAACTTGGTGTAGCATATAAAAATATACTTGGATTTAATCTTCTAGCTACGTAATATTGTGAAGGTGTACCTTTAGTTAGTTTATTTGGTGTTTGTGAATATTGTGATCTACTAATTTGAGTTAATGCAATATCTTGCGGATCTGTTGTAGTAGAATTATTTCTATAAAAAGCTTCTAAAACAGAACTAATGTCTTCTGGAAAATTTTCTGAATCAGATGCGTAACTATATTCTGCTTGTCCTTCAACTAAAGGAACTTTAGCTAATTTTACTTTCCATAAATGAACACCTCTATTACCCCATTCTTGAAACATTATATTTAAAGAACGTCTTGCAGATCTTAATTGATAACCTGTTCTAGTTCCTCTTACACCTGTTCTCTCAAATGCTTCTTCTATAATGTCGTCTATTTGTGGATTAAATTCTGTAGTTTCTGAAGTAGGTGAAATAGTTTGTGCAGTATTACCCATACCGCTGTGAGCAGTACAATAATAAAATAATAGTGGAGCGCCTGTAGTTCTAACAGGTGCAACATTAAAAGTTACACTTGCTCCTGCATTACCAGGAACTCCGGCTGTAGTTATGCCTGTAGTATAAGCAACACCGGCCGGTGTTGCGTGTGTTCCATTTGCAGTAGTTGAAAAAGCTAGTTGATGAGTTAAATTTGAACTATCAGATTGATCAAAGATATAAGTATTGCCTTCTTGTAAATACAAGACAACATTAGCCTCTCCGTTAATATAAAATTTATTACCGGTACCGTATTGATTAGTTCCCGTTGCTACGGTTACTGTGTAAGTTATTGTAGCCACAATTTAATCCTACGTAAATGTTATAGTAACACCAGGTGTTGCAGTTAAATCTAAATAGATTCCATCGTCAAATAAAATTCCAGAACCTGGAACATAAAAATCTATTCCCTCATCTCCAAATTTAAATGTAGCGATTGTAGTTCCAGCTGCTCCACCAGATTTAAAAATGATACTAGAACTTGTAGCACCCTCTGCTTGGATACCTGTTATTCTAGCTCTTTGTCCTTGAGGAACCATTTGTGCGTCTGCTGTAGCGTGTGCTACCTGTTGGTCACTTGAATATGATGCCATTTGTTTCTCCTTAAAATTATTGTGTGGGCCGAAGCCCACACTTAATTAATTATTATAAATCTACTGCGTCTTGAATAGAATTATTTTGTAAGTACATAACAGTAACTGTAGCTGCACCAGTTGTACCATCTCCATTAGCACCTGTAAAATCAGCAAGAACTTGTATGTCAGTTGCACCAACATTAGTTGCTTCTGTATCTAAAGTACCGTGAGTAGTTGCTAAAGCTTTAACATTAAGTGTAGCTATAAATGCATCTGCATCCGCTACTGTTCCTACTGAAACAGTTGCTGCACCAGTATCATTATTTACAGTTGTTACATTAACTATAACGTCAACTATTTGTGAGTTTGATGGAACTACTGCACATACTTGATTAAGATGTGAAGCACCAATGATATCAATTTTTACTGATTGAGCCATTAAAACTTGTCCAACATTAGCAATGTTAGTTCCAAGTGTTGTACCTGTTGTGTTTGAAATCGTTCCCGCTCTTACCGGTCCCGAAAATGTAGTATTTGCCATATTAATATCCTCCTAGATATCTGAATACTGTCCCTAGGGTTGTCGACTATACGCGTCAGCATTCATCGTTTATTAAATGTATAGTAACTAAAATATATATGATTTTTTTATAGAGTGCAAGGGATCCCTAGGTATTTATGCATTTCAGCGATGTAGCTTTTGATTAAGTAGCTACAGAAACTTGTGGAGCTGTTCCTTCGACAGTATTCTGTCTATGGGCAATTGCTGCTTCTTCTAGCTTGATCTTTGTAATGACTTCTCTAACTTTGTCATCAATTCTGACCATTTCAAGAGTGTACCTACCATTATCTAGGTGCTCCTGTTCCCACTTCAACTCCAAGGACCTTTTTGCTTTGTATAGGTCTTGTATCATCAATAACCTCCTCATAAGTTATTCGATTTAACGGAGAAAACATTCCCGTTGTTTCCCAGATAATATCATTTTTCCCTAGTTTGTCAACTATTGACTGTTCTAAAGAAATTGGATTATCTTCTGCTTCTACTTGGAATTTTGCGTGGCGATCGTACGCCCATATATTTACTAGGAATTTAGTCATTTTCTCACCCTATTTTAAAAAAGGGGCCGAATTGTGTCGGCCCCTAAATTTTATTGATTACGTTGCGTCTGATCCGAATACGCCTCTTGGATCTGAAAATCCAAATACGTATCTTTCTCTAGCTTTGTATCTAACATTGCCTGTATCAAAGTCACCTTCCATAGAAGTTTTGATAGGTGATCTATTGAAATGCTTAAGACCATTAGGCACATCAGTTTTAATGAAGAACTTCTTCGCAGCAGTTAAGTAGTTATTTACTACATATCCACCAGAGATCATTCCCATATTTCTGATTGCGTTAATGTCATTATCAGCAGTGCCTGTTCTACCAGCAGAATTCATAAGTCTGTCAGCAGTAAATTGAAGAGCTGAAGGAATTACTAATTTAACTCCTTGCGCCGCAATTTTTAGGCCTCTTTCATCAGTGAAAGCCGCGATGTCAATCAACGACTGTTCTAATGAAGTTTCATTAAGTTCAGCAGGTGTTGTTAATTCATTTGAAAATTGACCTGCTAATGTAGGGTGGTCATTAGCACAAAGTGCTTTAGTGTCCCCTCCAGCAAAGTTTGCATCAAATGCATTGTTAAGTACCGCTGCACCTTTGATATTTTTAGTAGACGCCATAGATCTTGCTAAAGCTTTTGTATATCTAGACGCAAGTCTGTCATACAAGTTATCTTCAATAGCTTCTTCTGTGATAGCGAATGCTAAAGCAATCGTTTCGTTAGTGTAACGAGCTGTGAAAGTTTCTTGCGCTTGGTCAAACTGAACGCCTTGGCCTTCAGGTTTAACTGCTGCGTTTGCGAAACCAGCTAACATTACTTCCTCTTCGAAAGCTCTGTCTGATGATTCAGTGTCGAAAATTTCTGACCACTGCTCGCCGTATTGTTTATATTCAAGTCCAAATAGTGCATTTAGACCTGGCTCTAGTTCTTTAACTAGTTGTGCTCTTGATATTGCCATAGTTAATTGCTCCTATTAGTTAGAAATAGACGCCGCTGGAGAAACTTGAACTATTACGTTCGAGTCAATCGCAGTATTGTCATTGTTTGCCGGATCGTTTGCCGTTCTAACAATTCTAAACATTGATGTAGCTGCTGTTCCAGTAATATCTAATTTTACTGTAGACTGTCCCTGGTATTGAGTTCCAGTTGTAGCTCCATCATTTGGATTGAATGTTGAAAGAAGGTTTGCTTGTGTTACCGCTGCATCCGCTTTGCAAGTATATTCTTGCATAGGGTTGTCGTTAACAAAACCGATTCCGTCGCTTGAACCAGTATTGTAGTCCGTTCCGAACGTAGTACTAGCTAAAACGTGGTTTGCGAAAGTAGGTTTGCTTGTAGAACTATTTATATAAAAAGCTCCATTGAACACGCCTATAATTGGTTGGATGTTAGATGTTCCAGTTGACCAACCTGCTCCACCAGTAATACCGTCGTCCATAGTGCCCGCTGTAGTATCTTGTAGATACCCATCGTCACCTGCAGTATGCTGATGTGAAACAGGATTGTTTTGAAAAATCCCAACACCTAAACCTGATTTGATTTTGTATTCAGCTTGACCGCCTGTAGCAGGAGTTGATCCTACTGTAGGGGCTTGTCTAAATCCAAAACCTTCTGTTTGGTTTGCTGCCATTGTTGTTTCCTTTATTATGTACTGACTCAAATGAGTCAATACGGATTAATTTATTTTGTTGGTTTAGAAATTGTTAAAAGACTATTTCTTTGTACCACCAAAAGTTACACGAGTATTCGATTCATTACTGAATTTCATACTTGGGTGCTGTTCCTTCATAAGATTGTTCTCTACTGCTTCTTCTTTAGCCTCGTTTTGCTTTTTATAATAAGCATCGATTTGAAGCGCAATCTCCTCTGGTATCCTAGCCAGCAATAGGCCGCCCACTCCAATAACTCCAGCGTATCTGCCTTCAGTCATCTCTGGATATTGTGAGTCTGGATATTGATCGGCTCTCACCAATTCCCATCCTTCTCTTAAAGACGATGCTATATTTTTAGCATCTGATGCGCCGAGTATTTCGGCACGTATCCATTGATGTCTATATCCAGTTGGCGCTGGTGGTGCATCAAGTGAGTTGGGTGGAGTCCAAACTTTTACAGATTCAATTTTGTCTCTAGTTTGACTCGCACGAGAAGTTTTTATTTTATCATTTTCCATTTTATGCTCCTTCCGTGATTTTTAATTGTTTTGCATAATCTTCTAGCGGCACACCTAATCTTTTAGCAATTGCTACCTGCGAAGGCGTGAGTTTTACAGTTTTTCTGCGTCCGGTTGAGGCTGAACGTTTAGCCGAAGCTACATTTTGAGTAGGTCTTACTCTTTCTGTAGTAGTATCTTCTACCTTATCAAATTTATGCGGAAATTCAAGTCTTATTCTTTTATCAACTTCTGCATAATATTCGTCAGATTTAGGATCATAGCCTTCTTGCTCTACAAGTGTTTTATGTAGGTCAAAAGCCGTGTAAGTCATTGCTGAATCATTACCAAACCAAGCATTTTTAGCTGCCCATTCCTCTGCTTTAGGATCAGTAGCTGCTGTTTGAGTTGGTCTTTGAGGTGCAATATTTACATTTTTAACAGGTTCTGGTTTAGACGCTTCAGCAACTTTCATTGCATTTAGTCTTGCCCCATCCATTGTTAAATTTGCAATCTGTTCCTGCGCTGCAATTTGAGCTTCAACATTTTGAGATTCAATAGCATTTTTTAAAGCTAACTTGGCTGCTGCCATATTAGTTTTTACTCTTGATTCAAACTCTGAAGTGTAAGACTTATCTAGTTTAGATAATCTTCCTTCTAGTTCACTTTTTTGTTGATTGGTTGCTTCTGCAAAGGCAATAGCTTCTTCTCTTTGCCTTTCAGCTTCACGCATTTTACGAGTTAATTTAGCAATACGTTTTTGAACGCCTTCACTATATTCTTTTAACTCATCAGGTTCTGCTTTTTTTTCTAGTTTAGTTTCTCTTTCGTTTTCAAAAGTTTTGTCGACTCCAGATACTTCTTCAACTTCTATTTTTTCTTCAGCAGGTGCTTCAACTTTTTCTGGCTCACCTTTATCGTCTAAATCAATTTCAGCACCGACTGTTTCGCCGACGTCAATTAATTCTTCTGAAGGTTTCTTATTTTCGTTCTCTGTTGGCATAGTTTCCTTCCTATGTTGTTAAATGTAATGAAGAACTGATTCAGGATCACCTATGGTCCCTAACACTTCATCATCGTTTAGTATTCGCACTTCTCCACCTTCAATCGGTAAACGTGAACCAGCATATCTGGCAAACATTACCCAATCTCCTACTTTGCACCACGGCTTACCAAATTTTTCTTTGTCAGCGTATGCAAGATCTCCCATTTTTAAAACATAACCACAAGTAGTTGCGATTCTAGCTTTATCTAATTGTTCTTGAGAGAATAAAATTCCGCCTTTAGTTTTTTCTTTTGGTGTAAAAGGTAAAACTAAAATTCTATATCCAACCGGTTCTGGTAACTGGTCTTCTACATCTTTAATATTTTTTTCGTCTAATCTTATTGCGTGAGGCTCTTCTTTTTTTTCAGCTTCGTATTTGTCTTGAAGACCTAACTTAATTTTTGGTACTTCCTTGTCCGATGTCGATAACGTTTCCTTGCTCATTTTTTTGCTCCTTTGGTTCTAGCAGGTTAGAGATTTCCTGTAATGTTAATTGGTAAGCGTGTGCTTGTCCTAGCATATACTTATATTTTTCCATACTGTCAACCCCACCAGTAATCATACTGTCTCCAATTTGTTGTAGAGTTGCATTAAGTGTTTTCTTAAGTTTATCTATTAGTATTAAATCGTCCATTATAATTTAAACTCCTGTAATGTTTTTAATTTTTCTTCAGCACTAGCAATCTTTTCAATTAACTTATCCACTTCATCAATATGTTGTGGATGTTCTCCAATACCCACACTGTGTTCTAGATAAATTTTAAGAGTTGCATCTGCTTCAGAAATTTGTGCATTATATCTATCTTCTAATGCTTCAAGTATTATTTGTCTCATCTCTTTTTCCTTTTCTTTTTTAAAAGTTTAACTCTTGTATGCCAGCACCATTCAGTAATTTTTATAACACCTGTTTCTACAAAAGAAACCGCATCATCAAGTTTAGCAAAACAGTTATAAATAAATCGATCTAGCACTTCCACCTTTTTCTAGCCTGACGTAGTCTAGAATTAGGATCTCTTGCTGCTTTAGGAAATTTCTTCATTTGACCTGCACTTCTTGCGCAGTATGATTTTCGCCTGTTAGCGGCAGCGGACCCTTTTTTAACTTTACCAGTCACAGCTGTTTTTAATTTAGAACCGGGATTTTTTCTTCTGTAGGCAGCGACACCGGCTCGTGTCATACCTGCTCCAGACTTTGTAGGTCTAAAGTTCTTTTTGTTTCTTGCAGGCATATTGTCTTGTTTTCGCATTACAACATTCCTTTATAATATTTTTTTAAACTTGGATTTGAAACTTGTACTCCACCTAAACTACCATCTATGTAGCTACCTCTATAAGTTCTTTGTGCTTGCCCTATCATACCACCATCTTTAGCAAATGTTTTAACGTTAGTTGGTTTAGGTCCTTTGTTACTTACTGCTCTTTTTCGTCTGACAGCACTCGCCTTTTGCCCACTTGTCATTCGTGTGGCTTTTGCAAGTGGAACGCATTTTGGATATTTCCTTTTGCTTCCCTTCGATCTCCCGCACGGTTGATACTTGCCGTTCTTCTTCGGAGCTCCAATGTCCACCCATTTCTCGTCCAACCATTTTTTTAATCCACTCATTAAACCATTTTTGTTTTTTTACGTCTATTAGACATAACCTTACCACATCCTCTTGCAATAAAACCGCCATCAGCTTTTTTAGTTCTACCTACTTTGCCTTTGCAATATTTGGATGCCCAAATATTAGCGTACGCACTAGGATAAACATCAAACTTTTTTTTCGCGGCAGCTTTACCTGCAGGACATAGTTTAGCCATTACTTCTTCCTTTTTTTAACTCTACCACCTTTTTTCATATAGCCCATTTTAGCGACTACTTGAGGTGCTTTCTTTTTTAATTTAGCAAGACCAGGTTGCTTCTTTGCATCTATTTTTTTCATTATGCTTTGTTCCTTAATTTATTTAAAGTCATAGCAAATCTAGCACGTTGTCCTAGTTTGCCTTTTTTCTTCGCAGCGGCTTTTAATTTAGAAGCTGGAATCTTTTCGCCTTTCTTTATTCCTAAAGACTTACGTAAAGCTCCCGGCTTTTTAATTGCCTTCTGTATGAACTTTTGTCGAGCCATAAACTACTTGTTTATTTTGCCAGACTTTTTAGCTTTAGAACCAAACTTACCATAAGACTCATCTCTTGAATCTTTTAATTGTTTTTTAGTTCTTTTCTTTTTTATTCTCATTGCGATAGATTCATCTTTTCTATCTTTGTAACCCTGTTTTTTCTTTTTAACAGAACCACCTTTTTTATACATAGCGCCGCCTTGCATACCCATATCGTCTTTGTAGTAACCAGACATCATATCTTTTCTTGCGTTAGACATTCCGCCCATTGCTTTTTTTACTCTGCCGCCAGCCTTCATTGGATTAGCGACTTGTGTGTTAAATCTTCTATTTGGCATTATTTTTTTCCTCCGTTTTTAAAGATCTGTGTACCCTTAATTCCAAAAATTGATCCGACGACTAAAATCCAAAGGGTACTGAACCAAGTCGGCAGTGCCGCGAAATGTTCGAAGAAAGTTTTCACTTTATCGAGAGCGCCAGGATCCTCCGAGAAGACTCCCCACGCGAGCACAATTATTGGCGCCGACAAAATTAACAAAACGAACTCGTCCTTGTAATCATTTTGACGTGCCTCTAACAACTTGCCTTGGTAAGCTTCCTCACCTCGAGCCTGTCGTTCTGCGTGCAACAGTTGAGCATCAGACATCGCGACTTTTGCCTTCTGCTTGTTAGCATAAATTTTACTACCAGCAGAGACGGCTAATTTAATTGCCGATAACCACATACTAGTACCAAGTTGCTTTTACAGGTTTTTTGTCAGGTCTCATTCTCTTTGTGCCTCTAACGTCAACCGTTTGTGATGTAAACGGGTCAGTCATTTCCACAGGAATCCCACCTTGTTGCTCACCTTTAGAGTTTGCACCAAGTTCAGGAACAATTTTTACATTGTCTCGACCTTTGTTTGTTTTTTTAACCATAGTTTTCTCCTTAATTGGGTTTATATCTATTTTTTTCCGAAGTTTCTACCAAAATCGTGAATTTTGCTTTGGTCTGCCATTGATTGTTTAGCTAATGACACGCCTGCACGCAATCCAGCAAGATCTGCTTCTTGTTCAAGCTTCGCTTCTTGATTTTCTTGGTTCATAAGAGCTTTCATCTTGTCAAGATTTAATCTTTCTTCACCTTCTTCTTCTTTTCTTTGATTATCTTGCGCTCGAAGATCCATTTCTCTACCTTTTAGTCGTAGTAATGGGTCTCCACCATACTCACCCATAATTTTTTCTTCTTCTTTAGCAAAATCTTCCTGCATTTCTGCAATTAACTTCGCTTTTCTAGATTCAATTTGGTTTGTAATCTGTTGTAGACGTTGTTGTGCCTGCATTACTTGTGGATTTTGCATCATACCTTGCGCCATTGCAGGATTTGCAGCACCTGCTGCTTGCATTTGTTGTTGAATCATTTGTACTTCTTGTAATTCTTCAACAAATTCTAGTTGAACTTGTTCTTGTGCCATTAAACTAATGTGCTCTAGTATATTTTTTTGTAAAGCAGCCATTGCACCAGGATTATTTTGTGTTTGATTTAATCTCATAAAGTTTAAATGCGCATCGATGTGAGCTTTGTGGTCTTGACCAGGAAACGCTTGATATGGTTTCATACTCATTGCCATAATATGTTCTAACGCAGGATCCATCGGCATTGGTGCTGCAGGTGGTGGTAGAATTGCATTAACATTTTTTACCCCCAGCGCGTCATACATAGATCTATATGCTTGATACAGATTATGTATTCGAGGATTCGATTGCGCCAGTTGTAATTGAGATTGAGCTAACGATATTCTTTGCGTCTGTGAGAAGATGTTTGGATCTGCTACAGGTAATATATCTACTCTATCATCAAAGTCTTGAACCTTAATTTCTCTAGATGCACCAGGTACATCATAAGGATAAACAGGTGGTAAATAACTTTTAAATACTTCTGCTAATAATTTAAATTCTTGTTTAAGTCCAACATACAATCTTTTATGTATCGCTGACATTACCCGCGATCCACGTTCCAATAATGCAACAGTTGTACCAACTGCAGCGGCTTGGTTCATATCACCCACTTGTGAATCTGCGATGCTCGCGAATCGTTGACCTGCTGACACCACAACACCCATTAATGAAAGTAATGTTTGGTCGGGTCCTTTAAAAGGTAAAGTCATAAACTGATCTTTGATATTGCCTCCCGGAGCGTCGACGTCTCTAAACTCACCAGGTTGTAATGGTTGTGCATCATCTCTAACTCTAATACCACGAGATTTAAATCCTGCTGGTAAGTTTGCTAAAGTTCCTGCATCTAGTAATTGTCTTAAAGCTGCTGTTGCAGTTCTAGTTAAACCACCAATCATATGAATTAAACCGAAACCATAGAAACCAGTTCCTGGTAAAAATTTAAATTGTACAAAGTAATTTATTTTTTTCTTTAATGGATCTTCGGATGCATAGTTTCTTCTAATAGATAAAACTTTATGACCTGCTTCAGATAAAGTTACAACGTAAGGTAATTTAATTCCTGTTGGTTCTTCACCGGCATCTAAATCTTCATAACCTTCTAAATCTAAATTAGTATGAATTTCATAAAGTGTGTATTGATCTTCTTGACCATCTTTTTGAATTCCCTCAAGTTCTAATTTTTTATCTTGTAGTTGATTTTGTGTAACAGGAGGAGAACCTAATTCTATATCTCTATAAAATCCAGCGACTTGTTGTTTTCTTAATTCATTCTCTGACATTTTTATAACGTGAATTACTGCCTCTGCATCATCTAAACTGTTTGCAGAATAAGGTACAATTAAATCTTCTGCAGGTACAAATTTAGAAACCGCTCTACCTAAAAGATCGTCATAATAAACTTTCTTAAAGGTAGATCCGGATAGAGGTAAATAAAATAACATTTGGTCAAACTCTGGTTCATATTCTTTCATCTGATCCATAATTTGATAATTCATAAAATCTTTAACACGTTTACCTTGTTCTTCTTTAGCCACACTTGCATCACCCATAACTTGAGTTCTAACCGGGCCGTCTGATGGTAATAATTCTTTGTAAGCTTGTGCTTGAAATTGTGTAACCGCTTCAGCAAGAACAGGATGGTTTACACCACTAGCTCCTCTAAAAGGTTCTGTTCGTCTTTCATACTTAAATCCTAAAAGATCTAAACCGTTTCTATAAGTTTCTTCCCAATCTCCACGAGATTCTTTGTACTCGTTGTATTGGTCAAATAGTTTTGAACCCAATGGATCTAAAATTTCTTCTCCTAAAAATTCTGCTAGGTTTTCAAAATGGTCTTCACCGCCTTCAGGACTTGCAGCTTTAGGGTCAAAAGAAACTTCTGCCCCACCTTCTTCAGTCATTTCTATTTCAACAGGTCCACCTTTAGTTTCAACTTCTTCTACGTTTTCTTTGATTGCCTCTTGAATTTCTACTTCACCTGGAACTTCAATGGTTGTTTTTGTATTCGGTAATGGTTTGTCTATTTCAGCCATTTTGTTAATCTATCCTCTTTTGTTAAATGTTTCAATCACTTCTTCTAGAAGTGCTGTGTTCTGTTGTTTTGGTTCTTCTATTGGCATTGGGTTTGCTGCAGCCCATTCTAATATTTCTGCTTGTGTAGCAGGTGTATCATCTGGTTTTACAATTGCACCAATTATTTCGTTGTATTTTAATTCCATTATATTAATCTATTTTCTACTTGTCTTAATACCTCTGTATCAAAACCTGTAAGATCTACACCAGCATTCGTTAGGAAGTTTTTAGCAACACCATCACCGTTGTAATCAGCGAATTCAATATCGTTAATAAAGATTCTTCGGCCAGTTGTATCTAGTGAGTAAACAACTGGTATCTTATCAATCTTGACTGCAAGTGGGCTGTCTTTAACCATAATAAATTTACCATCTTCTTTAACAAAGTGGCTACCTGCAACGGTAACATCTCTGTAACTGTAAATACCGTCTCCAGAAGGTTTAAATTTAAACACGCCTGTAACTTCTCCACCTTTAGTATCATCACCCAATTGAATATCTTTAATTTTTTTCTCACTACCATTAGCCATTTGAATAAAAGTATTTGGTTCAAAACATTCATTACCTTGATTGTATCCATAACCCGATGTTGCACCTATACCTCCTGTGCCACTACCAGCTTGTCCACTATCTCTACTTCTATCTTGATCTTTTTCGATAGCTTCTTGTTGTGCTGTAGCTGCTGCGTTTGATATCTCTTGTGCTTTAGCTGCTGCTGCAATTTGTAAGTCTCTTGCTTTTTTAGCATCACCTGCTTTTTTAGCTTCTATTTTTTGTCTGTTAAGTTCATCAATTCTATCTTGTGCTTTTTCTCTAGCTCTTTCTAATTCTGCTTCAGCTGCTTTTAATTTAGCAGTTTGAAATTCTGTTAATATTCCCTTGGTTCTACGATCCAACATCTTATCAATGTAACCTTGTAATTGATCCTCATAATCATTTGTTCCAAAACCTGATACAACATTTTGACCAGCTAATACTGAACCGGGTCCGTACACTCCTAAACCAGAATTAGGATCTCTACCAGTCATTGGTTGACCTGTAAGGTTATCAGTAAAACCTAATTGTTTGTTATATGGATCTATATATGTTCCACTAATTTTTGTACCTGTCATACCTCCAAGCATATCTATTTGACCTTGAAGACTCGGATTATAATTTGATGCATTAGGATTTAACGGATTTCTCATTGCAGCTATTCTACCAACTAAAGTATTATCCATTATAGTATTAATTAAATTTTTTCCTTGTTTAATTCCTGGGAGGCTAGAAAATTTATCCATAGCGCTTCCAATAAAACCTTTACTAGTTATTGATTCATCTATTGGGTTTCCATAAATATCTATACCTTTTTCTATTTCAGCAACACTATACTTTGAAGAAGTATTAGATTGATTTCCAGGAGAAGCAGGTCCTTTGCTATATGGATCAAGATTCATTATTCCTCCTTGTCCTTCATTACCACTTTGATAACCTAGATTATTACCTGGTGTTGAACCTGGTGGTGTTGTCCCTGAATCTGCAGTTGGTAATTCATACCCTGCTTGTTTGATAGCATCTGCTATCTCTTGATCTGTGAAAGACTGATACGCTTTCATAGAATTGTAAATACCTAACGCCGGTCCTTCTAACGCCGGTCCGCCCATAAATAATCCTTGTCTTGGTTTCTTTTCTTCGAATAAAACTTCAATGCCTATCGCACCGCCGTCCGCTCTTCGTCTTCTTATAAATTTTTTATATCCTTCATATTTTGGTCTGGTTACTTCTTCAACACCACCTTCATCATATCTACCAGATACGTCATCAATCATTTTTTTTCTTTCTCTACCAGGTCCACTTAAACCTATAATAGCAGAAGCTTCTATCATATCTTTTTTTCTATCAGTAGAAGACTTTGCAATACCTGACATAACTTTAGCTTCTAAATCTTTTGGTAAATCTGTTAGGTCTTGATTATCCGCATCTTCAACGCCTGCTTCTCTTAAAATCTCTCTAATTCTTTCTTCTACTCCACTGCCTGTAGTAACTTCTTCTGTTTCTTCAACTTCTTCTACATCTTCACTAGATTTATTTTTAAGTGCATTTGCAATACCTTGAGTAGGCATAATCATTGATACAATTTTCGCAGACTCGTCTGGATTTTCTTGAATATAATTATTTACACGATCACCTAATTCAGTTATTCCTACAGCTCCAACAAGTCTGTTTAGCATCGGTACTGCTCTTGCAAATGATAAAACTAATGGTGCTGCTTGAATCATAATTAATAATACGTTCTTTCAACTTGAGGTAATGAATCCTCTTTGTAATCTTCTGGATGCGCCACGAACCCTCCTTGTCTAAAACGCATTATTGCTTGTGTCGTACTGTCCACCAAATCATCGTGATCTCCATAAGGAAATGATGCACATTCTTCTATAACCTCTTCTGCGAACTTTTCGTCCGGCGCCCAAATTTGGCCACTCTCAAAGAGTGGAGCTACAGCGTTTACCCTCGCGTGTTTATCATTACCTTTTGAGGGAGTGAAATTTATAACAGGAATCCCCATTTTTCGCAACTCATAAGTGAGAGGTAATCCTGAAGCTTTAGCCTCCACGATCACCGTTTCTGGATTCCAGTATTTATATTGCTCATAAGCTTCTTTTTTTAGCTCTGGAAATTCTAATCGTTCTTTGAATGCATCGAGTAATATTAGATTAGCAGGGCTATCTTCGTTTGGATAAAAGACTCCCCAGGTGGTAATAGCAGAATAATCGGCGGATTCTTTTTTAAGAAAGGCTGTATCATAACTTTGAATAATATGATCGAGCGGCGGGATGTAAGGTTTATCCCAAACCTTCCACCATTCTCGTTTAATTAAACTACCTTCTTCAGATGTTGGGTTTTGCATCCACTGTGCGTTCCACTTACCAACACTTAAACTGGCTTTAACAGATTCTAGTTCAGGAAGTTTCCAATACTCTGGCCATACAGGTTTACCTGATGGTAGTATTGCTGGAAATTCAATAAGGTGCCACTTATCTGATTTTAATTCTTTTTGAGATTTTAATAACATTCCTGTTAGATCTTTCATATTCCATCTTGTCATTACAACAACGATTGATCCACCAGGCTGTAAACGTTGTCGTGGACCAGATGTATACCATTCATAAGCTCTTTCCATTGAAGACATATTCAATGCATCTTGTTCCGAGTGAGGATCATCGATAATCAATAAGTCCGCTCCACGGCCCGTGATCGCAGATCCAACACCGGCTGCATAATATTCACCGCCCTGTTCGGTTTCCCATTTACCCGCGGCTTGACTGTCCTCTCGTAATCTTGTCTGGAATACTTGTTTGTATTCCTCGGAGTCCATTAAGGTTTTAGCTTTTCGACCAAAGCGGATCGCGAGTTCCGTTGTGTGGGTCGTCTGTATTATTTTTAGATTAGGTCTACGTCCTACCATCCAAGAGGGTAGAAGATAGGACGCGAACTCTGATTTAGTATGCCTTGGTGGCATATTAATAATTAGTCTTTTGATCTCACCGTTTGCAAGCTTATTAAATTTGTCAGCAATTTTTTTGTGATGCTTACCTTCAATAAATTCAGGCCACACGTGTTTGACAAAAGTTAAGAAGTCATCGTGGACTTTTGATTTAGTTTTCTTTTCAGAAAGTTTTATTGCGTATTTAAGGAATTGTTTTTTGGCGTCAGGTGGTAGTTTATCTATTACTTCTTGTTTCATAAAAATTTTTGCAGAATTTTTTTCACTTCTGTTTTGTACCAGTTTTTGTTTTTTTAGGGGTACCCCCTCTATTCTATTGCCATTTTCTATTTAGCGCAAGTATAAGTCTAAATCTTGGTATTAGGGTGGGCCCTCGATACGCGAGCCAAAAAGGGGTGTGGGGGGTGCGTCAATATGTCATATTGACAATTGATCGGGGACCCCTATGGGTGGGTGGGCCCTTGATTCACGAGCAACTGCGACAAATTGTCGCACCACTATATGTAGTAGCGAAGATGTCGCATCGACACAAGATGTAGGTATGCAATTTCGGAATGTAGTAAAGATGCAACACTATGTAGTAAAGATGCAACACTGATCATTATGGGTTTTTATGGGAATTATTTCTTTACCTTTGTAAGGGCAAGTTATAAGGTCTACTTATGAAAACAAAAAAAATAAAAAACTTTGATATGAATAAGAATACTTATGCATTGAGAAGAAAAGTTATTAATCTTATTTATGAGGTTAAGAACTCTGGTGTGAACTTACCAAGAATAGAAGTTAGAATTGGTGAGCCAAGAAAAAAAAATCTTTTAGGCGTTGCATTACTTAAAGATAATAAAATCTGGATTACAGATGATGCTATCAATATGGGTGAAGACGCTTTGAGGAATGTAGTATTCCACGAAATCGTTCACGCTGTGACAGGTTTCGGACACGATGAAAAATGTCCGCTGATGAGTTCAGCACTTGGAAAGCTACTTAATAAAAAAGATTGTTTAGATAAACTTAAACAATACATTAACTAAAGAGGAGAGAAAATATGTACAGACAAACATTAAATAACAATCTGACGGCTTTGGGTGATGTGGATAATATGTTCATTGTAGTTGAATATAATAATCCAACTTATCCAGAGTCTACGACTTACAACATCGCGCACGGTTCCGATTTAAGACTAGAAGGCGGAATGAATTTTCTTCACGATGTTAATGAAGGGACTGTAATTTTAAGTTATGAAAAATTACAAGATGCACAGAAAATGTGTAAGCGTTTAAATTATGCTTATGAGTCTACAAAGCGAATGATTGGAACAGGTCATTAGTATGAATTTAATCGTAGAAAAAAAGAATGTGTACGGGGTAGAGCGTGTCTACCCCGTTTGCAATAAGGCGAAAATATTAACAGCACTGACAGGAAATAAAACTTTGTTAGAGGTTGATATTAAATTAATAAAACAGTTGGGATATACTTTCTCAACCAAATCAGAGGAGATATAATGAAAAATAGTTATCAAGGTTATTGGTTCAGCTGTGAGACGTCATACAGTGACGACATCGGAACTAGAAAATGGAATTTATTATTAGAGAATAAATCTAATAATAAAATACACTCAATCGGTTTAAGCAATCAAATGACTATGGACGATGTCAGAGAATTAGCATTTGACGAGATTGAGAAACTTAACCAGGAGAAGTAATGCAACTACTAACAAAAGCACAAAAAAACAAGATGATTAAAAACCACCAGGAGCAAGACGGCACGAAGGATTTTAAAGCTGTTGTAAAGCTATTCAATCCAACGGGCAACGGCACTTGGTATCTGTCCGAACTTGACCCCGAAACAAACACGGCGTTTGGCTTGTGTGATCTAGGGTTTCCCGAGTTGGGATATGTTAACCTTGATGAGTTAAGCAACATCAAAGTTAGTATGGGTCTTGGGATTGAGCGTGACCGATGGTTTACGCCCAAGACATTTGACGAACTACAATCATAAACAACCAACCCCGCTCCGAGATAATCGGAGCGGGGATTTTCTTTTTTTAAAAATTCCTGGGGAGGGTGGGCCCGTAGGTCACGAGCCAATTTTATATAGGGTGGGTGGGCCCCAAGGTTACGAGCAGGATGCGACAATTTGCGCCTTGACACAAGATATAGAACCGCGGGCCATAATGTCGCACCACTATATATAGATTGAGATTAATTAACTTATGGGATAATCTATTGTTATGAAAACTTTTACAGTTATTGGTCGAGTGTGGACACGAGATCACGGGTATTTGGCTACTCGTTGCTCGATGGACTTCGAGGCCAAAAATAAAACTCGTGCTATTAAAATGGCTCGAGAGTTGCGGAACGCGGGTAAGAATTTCATATCTTGCAATAATTTTGTTGCTTATCCTACTGACTGTCCAGAAGAGAATCCATTGGCTATGTCGTGGGAAGAGCGTCAAATGGAGCGTGATTACTGGAAACAGGAAGAGCGTTACTCGGATGATCCGCCAATCGTACCGCAAGGTTATTACGATTAATTTTAAAAAGGGCCCGCAAGGGCCCTTTTTTTATCTCCTTAATTTTAAATAAAAAATAATAACAAGCGAGCGAGCCTTCAAGCTATGGGGGGGGAGGGTGGGTGGGCCCGAAGGTCGCGAGCAGGGTGTGACATATTGTCGCAGCGTCATTATGTCACATTGACACAATATCTAGCGGTGCGCGGTTATGTCGCATTGACACGCGACCCGACGGGGCGCGGGTCGGGGCGCGCGGTTAGTTGTTTTTAATTCCGATTAATTTATTTTGTATGAGCGCCCAATCATCAACGGCTAGGGGAACGGCTTGATCTATACCCTTAATTAAATCTTGAATAGATTTACTCTCATAAAGTTTTATGGATGAGGGGACGCGGGGCGGGGCGTGATGAATTAACAAAAAATTACGCTTTGATTTTTGGGTATGGAATAGTATTTGATGAGGGGAAAATCTAACTTTATTTGATTTACTGACTTTTAACTCAATCATAAAAAACCCGCATAAATCATTATAACTTAAGCAATCGGGGACGCCCAAATTTATGAAAGTTTCAAGGCGTGTATGTTGAATTAAAGGGGTATTTTTTTTAAGATTTTGATATAATTTTTTTTCGGGTTTCACCGTACACTTGCATATACGGTGACCCCATTGAAGTCAATATTTATGCGACTTCTTCTGTTAATAATAGCGGGCTTTCATACCTTACTATTGAATAACTAACATCTTTATTATCATTGATTAGTTGATGACCTCGCAATTTGTCATTGATTTTGTCAATATCATTGCTACTTTCAACTATATCATAAGAGTTTTCAATACTCTCATAATGACGCTCTTTTAATATTAAGTATATCATATTATTATATCCTATTAGTTGTATTGTTTATTTTCTAATTGTAGCGCCTTTGTTTTATTCCAAACAATGCCCACACCGTTTAAAACCTTCTCTAATACAATGTTTAATTGCTCGGGTACGCCACACTCAAAAACTGAATTGATCGCGCTTTGTTTATACAATTCAAGTTCTTTAACTTTTTTGCCCTCGGGTGTACTTTCAGCTTGTTTTTGCGCCAAATGTTGAGCCCATTCTCTAAGTTGTTCTCGGCAATCCTCGGGTTGAATACCTTTACCGTACCTATCGCGCGAGTAATAACTGTCATTATCCGATTGTCTAAATTTATAATTTAGATTTTCTTTTAATTCAGTATCTTTAATTTTACCAAAAAAAGTTTGGGCTTTACGTTGTTTGATCTCAAGGTTTGCGATAGCGTCCTCAAGTTCTTTTATTACAACGTCCGCTTTTATTTTTTTAGCAAGTTTTAATTCAGCGCTTTCAGTATAATCAGCGATTATAGATTTAACGCTTAATTGCGCTTGTTCTATTAATGGGTCAATTTCATTATTGATACGCTTTTTTAAATGTTCCAACTGATATTTAGTCGGATATGTCGATTTACTCATTTATACCTCGATTGTTATATTTATTTATTTTTAGTATTGACATTAATTAATATGGGAATATATAAGAATATATGACTTTGTCAAATAAAAAAATAATCAAATGCCCTAGCGCTGATAATTGTAATTTACAAGATTATAATTTTAAAGGTAGACCCAAAAAAGACAATTCAAGTAAAGGGGATATATTTCAAAATTGTAGATGTTGCGGGGAATATATAAGGGGGGATTTTAGAAGCAATATTGACGGCCGTTATTGTCAAGATTGTTTATAGTTATGAAATTATATAAATCAAAAAAATTATTAAATATAGATAACAACCCAAAAACCGTTAAGGGTCAATCTAAAAAAGTGATGACCGCAATATTATATTTTGCGCCCGCTAAAATAAGCGGGTTTAACGTTTGCCCGTTTGCGGATGATTGCGCCTTAACTTGTTTAAATACAGCGGGGCGGGGTCAAATGAATAGTGTGCAATTAGGCCGTATCAATAAAACAAGATGGTATTTTTTAGAGCGTCATACATTTATGGCGCAATTACATAAAGAAATTAAACGCCATATTAATAGATGTAAAATTAAAGGGTTTAAGCCCGCATTTAGAATTAATGGAATGAGTGATTTAAAGATTGAGAATATGGGTTTGATTGAAACATACCCAACGGCTCAATGGTATGATTACACAAAAAACCCGATAAGGATGAAAAAATTTATAGCGGGCAAATTTCCTAAAAATTATCATTTAACGTTTTCATTAGGGTCAAGCAATAAATCGGATGCTAAAGAAATTTTAAAACTAGGGGGCAATGTTGCGGTAGTTTTTAGAAATAAAAAATTACCTAAAAAATTTATGGGTCATAAAGTCTTTAATGCTGATAAAACTGACTTAAGATTTAAAGACCCTAAAAACATAATCGCGGGCTTGTATGCTAAAGGTAAGGCGCGATTTGATAATACGGGATTTGTGCAAGATGTTTAATATATGAAATATCAAATATTGTATAAATGGGCGATACAGAAAACCCGCGTTGCTAAAGAACTGGAGGGGGCGCAAGATTGCGAGCGTACGAGCGCAAGCGCCCTATCAAAAAAACTAACAAGCGAGCGAGCGAGCGAGCAGAAGGGATAATATGAACGAAGGACTAGAAAACATAAAACAAATAGAAGATTTAGAAAATAAAGTTAAAACATTATCGGATCATCTAGCGGGTATGTGTTGTCAAGCGGATGAGGACACGCCGAGCGAATATAGAACTGAACATTTTAGATCAACTATGGATGACGCTTATGAATATTTAGAAAAAATAGGATACTTTAAAAAATGAAAAATTATTTAGTAAAGTTTAAATGTGTAATAGGAGATTATGAGCATATAGACTATATGCTTTTTAATAAGAAAAAAAGTGAATGGGGATATTGCAAAGAGTTTTGGGGTATCTCTAAAAAAGATGAGTTAAAAGAAAATTGTTTTTGGGATGATTGGATGCAGAACGCTATTTCAGTTTATTCGGAAACAGAATTAACTAATGAACAAACAAAAATATTAAAAGAGTTGGGAGTGATATATTAATGACACAAAGAGATGAAGGACACGACTTTAGAGATAGTAAGAATAGGGCTATGGAGTACGAGCGCAAGCAGAAGTATGAGGCAATTATTGATATGGTTATAAGGTGGTTAGATTCTAATATAGATGATACTGATGACAAATTTTATTTAGTTGCTCAAGATAGCGCTGACTTAAAAGAAAAAATAGAACTTGCATTAGACCCAAGCACAACCAAAAGAGAAATAGAGGACGGGGACTTATGACAGAACAAACCGATAGGTTGATTGCAGAAATAGAAAAAGAAAGAACAAGCGAGCGAGCGAGCAATGGTTTTAAATTTCACTACAACACAATAGGTGATTGTTTTTATGATATTTACTGTCAACCAAACTATACAAAAAAAGAAGACTTACTAAAAGATATGGCTCGTATTTTAAATGGTGAACTTACTGCAGACGACTTTGCAAAAGAAATAATACAATGGGTGGGCGAGCGGAGTGATGAGTGTTATTTAGATGATGATTGCCAAATAAGAAGATTTGATGAAGTAAAAGAGGGGTCAGTATCAGTACCAATTGCAAAGCAAGGTAGGTCGTAAGCCACCCCTCATAAGGTTTACTATTAATGCAGTTGATTTATACGGTAATTTACGCTAAAAGTCAAGTTTATGGGATTACCAAAAAACTTAACAGAACGACAGCAAAAGTTCGCAGAATTACTAGTATACAACGAGGGGCGCAAGAGCCCGAGCGAGTGTGCTTATGAGGCAGGATACAAGACTAGACCCCGTCAGGCTGCGAGCGAGCTACGAAATCCTAAAATTGCACCATTGGTTGTTAAATATATCGGTGAGTTGCGAGCAGAGATACAAGAAAAATACGGGATTAATTTTGAAAAACACATTAGCGAACTAGCAAAGCTGCGAGAAGATGCGCGAGCTAAAGGGGCCTGGAGTGCTGCGATTAACGCAGAGATTGCAAGAGGTAAAGCGGGTGGTTTATATGTGGATCAGAAGTTAGTCTTATCCGGAAATTTAGATAATATGTCAGAGAAAGAATTAGAATCTAAAATGAAACAAATTTTAGATGATCACAAAACTTTAATTAATATTACCCCAGAAGAAGAGATAAAAGAATCAGTAATAGAATCAAACCTTGATAGTGATTCAATTCAGAAATAATTTTACTATATAATCTTCTTGGAAACTTTTTTACTAGTGCCCACTTGTTTATAACTGGTTTGTATTCCATTTGAGTCTGGCCCTTTCCTTGGTGGAAGTTGATCCCATTTTACATTAGGCATATTCTTTGTCAATGTGGGATTAAAAATCCTATTAAAATTTTCTTTATATAAATCATTGGTAGGTCTTGATCTACCATCATAACTAAATTTTTTATTTTTCATTTATTTTCTCCATACGTATTATACACCCTTTTGGAAAAACATTCCTATCAGAAAATAACTCATCATTCACTTCATAACTTGCAAAGGTTCTAATATTCTTTTTATCTTTGTTTAAAAGATATGCGTGAGTTATCATCTCTGATGGCATAAATCCTAATGCTGAATGTAAATCAGCGTGCCCGCTGTCCCCCGTGATATCCAACCACGTGATTTTGTAGAAATAATATCTTTTCTTTTTAATAACAACAGATTTGTATTTTGATTTTTTAAGTTTTCTCATATCAATCCTTATACTATAGGGGAATTTTTAGGCAAATTTGTTTTTACAAAAACCAAAAAATCCTTCGCGCGCCGAGTACATAAAAATAAACAGCCAATACCAATGCTTATTTAACACCTATGCAGTCACTGCATATACTAACCATACTTTTAGGGGTGTGCCAGAGCAAAATCGTCTACTATTCAACAATACTGTCAAGTGTGCCATACTGTGCCACCAAAAAACGACCCTTTGGCACACCTATTAGTCAATAATACCAACGATAATAGGTCAAATTTGGACTTTGTGCCACTGTGCCACCAATAAAAAGTGATCACTAAAAAAAAAAATTACCCTAGAATTCCCCTTATGTGCGGAACACTTTAGAATGATTCTAAAGTTTGTATGGTTTTGTGCCTATTTTTATTATTTTTTTTACACCAGGGCCTTGTAAATCTAATGTTGCATAGGGTTTCCAAGACTTTTTTATTAGATTTAACTCTAAAATAAAGTTTGACCACTGCTTTGGTGATATATCTTTGCTTTGTATTACTACTTTTTTCATAATTTTACAGGGTTTCCACTCTCGCTTCCACCCCGTTCCCCGAGGAAATCATTTACTATACGTGGTAGATTGTAAGTGAAGGTACTTTGGATCCTTCTTCAACACTATACGCCAAGCTGAAGAACTGTTTATCTTACCTATTAATCTACTTTCTTGTAATTCTATTTTACCAATCTCATTAAGACCGCCGTGATCATTTTCCATATAGATAAAACAATCTGATATAGCTGTGCCTTTGTTGCCATTACTAAACTTATCTAGTATCTGTTGAAAATCTCTTAATCTTAAACTCATTTGTTTAACCTATCATATGTAATTTTTGGATACATTTCTTGATATCTTCTTGCCACATTTTTGACACCTTGATACCACTTTTCCTTCCACATCTCTTTTATCTCTTTACTTTCAGCTTTGTAATAAGCATTTGCTATCTTATCCAACATTGCTTGATCTTTGTTTATAGTATTCATCCACCCTCCTTAAAAAGTCGTGTTTATATTTTTGGAATTCCTTACCTTCAATAACGAATTCCTGGTAGTAATTGTCCTTACTACACATCATCACCACACCTTTGGTAATTTCTGTTTTATAGATAAAATTATGAGCCATTGCATAGGCCGCCAATTGAAGACAGTAATCCCCGATCCACTCTCGGCGCTTCGGTTTGTTCGTTTGTTTAAAATCTATTATAGCGTCCGTACCCTTGTGTATCCCAACAAGATCCGTTTGCCCCGCATACAGCCCAGGATAGTACAAAGTACATTCTGTGCCGTAGTATGTCGGAACATTGCATAGACCCTGCTCTATGACCCTTACAGCCATATTATGGGCCTGTTTTCCAACGTTGGTCTCATCTAAATAACCCTTATCTAATATATACATCTCAAGAATCTTGTGCATCGCGGTGCCTCTAGCAGCACTCTCATCCACGATCCGCGCAGCATTTGCCTCTCCCATCTTCTCGCGCCACCTTTTTAATCCTTCCTTCTTCTCGGCCGGTTCAGTCGCTGACAATATCGTAGTCACCGATGGTAGTTTTTCTTTATCATTAATATTATAATGACGTTTACCTTCTATCGCTTCTCGTACCGTCTTTGGGTATATAAATTTATTATTTCTTATCATTTAATAATTGTTTCAGTACAGTGGTATAGGGATTAAAATCATAATCCTTAACACACCCGGTTAATAATACTAACATTACAAAAAAAATTTTTATCATTTAACTAAACTCTCCTTATAATCTCTTATGTCAACAATGTTATTTTGTTTTAAATTATAATAGTGTTCTAAAATTTTGTTGATCTTGGATAACTTGGTATGTGCATAAGGCCATATCAAAAGACAGACATAGTATGCATCCCTAAACGTACAACGCCACCTCCATTGTTTAAGATAAGGGGTACCGTCTACACGTTTACCATTAACTTTTTTAGAAGTTAAAGTTCCAACTCCTAATGTTTGGTGTAACCAAATTAATACAGATTTATCAGTCATTGCAACCTCCATAGAGATACGCCAACAATTATATCGATTAACTTTGTTACCTTTTTTCTTACGCTCAAAATATTTTTTGTAAGTGATAGTACCTTCACCATCAAAGAGCCCTGCAATATATGCCGCCTCTTCTGGATTCATTGTAGTCTAGCCTTATCTACTTCGACTAATAAATCTTGTAATGTTTTAACAGTTGCATCCTTGTTAACAATTTCATCATTAACTAATTGCTCGTACAACTCTGCCACTACCTCACCTTGTGAGTTGCAGGTAGGGCATTGATGTACTTCTGTATATGAACCATTACTCTCCCTTAAATAACCATTGCCTTTGCAATGATCACATATCACCTTAATCTTTTGTTTTTCCATTTTTATATCCTAACTTTTTTGCAGCACGACTAGCTAGTGCTTCAATTGTTTTACTAATTGTAAGTTGTGCATCTAAAAATTTACCATCAGCTAAATAGTTTAGCTTCTTGTAAGTATCGATCGGCACGGATACTGATTTAAATTTACTGGGATCTGCCATATTTCCTTTCTCTGATTAGTATTAATATATGGGAATCTATACCAACAAATGAGTGCTTGTCAAATAATTTATTTTAATATAAAAGAAAGATCTCTTCTCACACCTTTTGTTTGTTCGTCCCTTTCTTGGGACGAGCAGACAGTTTAGAATGATTCTTAAGTAACTACTTTGCCTTCGTCCTTAACAGGAGAACATTTATATTGTGGATACAACTGTGAGTTGATTATCATTTCAGAATTAAAAACACTCTCACTACCAAATAAAATTTCATAAGCATCACCCAACCCATCTTGAACACAATCATAATAATTATTTTTTACTGCTGGATACTCTGGTGGGATTCTACACTCTCCGGTAATGCCGGAGCATATGTAAATTACTAATAACCATTTCATCTAACGTCCTTGGCCTTTGTAACGTGTCAATTTTTTTTGTAATTTTTTGTGTTTGTTTAATGATTTTGTGTGAACGCCACGACGCTTCTTAGGCTTATCTCTTGGTACGAAATGGGTAAATTTTTGCTTGGCCATTACTCTTCATCTAACCATTCTTTGACAAAAGGTTTAGCACCTTTGGGTGTAGTAATCACCGGTAGATAAGTTATCTTACCATTGATGTGTTGTTCTAAATCTGCTCCACAATTCATACATCTAAAAAATATTACATCGATATTTACCATCGTTGTGAACTCATCACACGTTGGACATTTACCATTGACTACTTCTGTTTTGATTGTGAATTTTTTATTTTTTAGCATTACTGACAGCTTAAACATTCATCGCTGTCACTGTCAAGATCAGCTAGTGCTTCTTGCTTACACTCGTCACTACAAAACATATCTAATTCGTCTTTAGGTTCGAATTCTTTTCCACATTTTTTACATTTTTTCATTATTCTAATATTAACTTCTTAATTGAAAAAGATCCATCTATATTTGTCTCTAATTCCGCTGAACCAGTATAGCATTTATAAGATACACTTTCTGAATATTGTCTTTCCGCCTGGCGCTTACCACGTAAACACGTAGCCATTGATTCTTGAATACGTGCTTCACTAATACTTCCATTAATAAACATAAGTAAGGCTACCACAGACTCTATCATAATATTTTACCTTTGTTGGGTCCTTCTTTTACAACGTATTTTTGTGTACCGTGCTTGCCAGTTTCAACTTCTTTTTTTAAATCTTTGTGTAAACGTTGTCTGGTAACAGTTCGTTTCATTTCATAAAGATAATCTAAAATTTTTCTAGTTACTCGTTCCATTTTTATATACTATCTCTCTGTTGGCATCTTTTAATTCTTCTACATCTACTAATAATTTTGATATCTGACCTTCCATAAATTCTATTTTTAATTTGTTACTCATATTCATTTCAATATTTTGTTGTAATTTTTCTACCTGTTTATATAGATCTTCGATTAACATATACTGCTCCGAGTCCGCTGGAAGTGAACCTAATTGTCCACGTGGCCATTTAATTCTAAACTCTGTATTTTCTCCAAGATCTTTTTCCATTAACTGTAAACGAGTGTCTGCAATATTAAGACGTTCTATAATCTGGAAATAGCCCATAGTGCCGAGGGCGACGATTATAATCAGAGAGACTACCGTCTTCATAGGCATCTGTACTCTTGCTTCGTCTCCAATATCTAATGGTTTATTTGCCACCTATATACTCCTCTAATTTTTTACCTGCTGGTGACAGTGTTATAACATAAGAAAACACTGCAGCC